TCCATTTTATCTGAATGGATGAGGACGTTTAAACAAAATGACTAAAACTATGTCAGTAATTACTCAAACATGTTGCCGATATTGCGGGCAACGAATCTATGATCGCTTCTGGCAGGACATTGGCATATGTGCCATATGCGATAGCCATTATAGCGATTATATGTCCGAAGCTATGGATAGCTCGGACGAAGAAATAATTAATTCAACAAAAAAACTCCCCGAAGGAAGTCTTTAACCTAAGACCATTATATCACATCTATTCGGGTAGTCAAGAAAAATCATATGCAACAGCAACCAGTAACAAAAACGGCCATCGACAACTTTTTCATGCCGGTGGCCAACACCAAGCCATATTTTAAAGCCGCCTTTGAAGGTTTTGCTGGCTCGGGAAAGACCTATACCGCCTCGCTGGTGGCCATAGGGATACATAAAAGAATCAAATCAACAAAACCGGTGATTATCTTCGACACAGAGAAAGCTTCGAAATTCTTGAAAAATATTTTTCAGGAAAACGGCATAGAACTGCTGGTCAGGGAGGCAAGATCATTGGCGGACTTGAAAGAAACGATGCGCAGGATGAGGCAAGACAAAGTGGCAGATATCCTGATCATTGATTCAATCTCTCATGTCTGGGAAAACACGGTCGAAAGCTATAAGAAAAAGGTAAATCGAATCGGGTTGCAATTCCAAGACTGGGGCGTGTTAAAGCCGATGTGGAAAGCGGAATTCTCCGATCCACTGGTAAGTGATCCTTATCACATCATTATGTGCGGTAGGGCTGGATATGAGTACGAAAACGAAATAAATCAAGACACCGGCAAAAGAGAAATTTATAAGTCGGGAGTCAAGATGAAAGTCGAAGGTGAAACGGCCTATGAACCGGACATTCTGGTCTTAATGGAAAGATTCGAAGAAGTGCTTGGTAAGGACAAGTCGGTTTGGCGAGAAGCCACGGTAGTTAAAGATAGATCAACGCTGATTGACGGCAAGACATTCAAGAATCCTGAATATCGGCACTTCGCACCAGCCATTGAAGAAATGCTTAATAACCCGACAGAAAACACATCAAGCAAAGAAATGGATTCAAGCGGATTGTTCAAAACCGAAGAAGACAAGCAGGAATATATCCGAATGAAAAAGATAACACTTGAAGAAATAGAAGGCCAGCTATTAAAAGCTTGGCCAAGCGTGGGAGCAAATGACAAGCAAGCCAAGCTCGATGCGATAGAGTCAACATTCAATACCAGAAGCTGGTTATCGGTCGAACAAAGAGGATTGGATGAACTGCGAGCAGGGCTGGAAATGATCAAGATAATGGTGCAGGACGAGCTTAAAAAACAGTTTCCAGATGTGGCGAAAGCCAAAGAGGATACAGTGGCAAAGACTGAACAAATTGCCCAAAAGTCCGAGAGGAAGACTCGGCAAGCCAAAGGGCAATAAAACATCTTAGCAACTGACAGCCCGCCTTACTCCAATCATCGCAGTTGCGTGATTGATTAACTGAGTAGGGTTGGCTGATGAGTGGCTATAGGTTGACCGCTCAATTAAAAAACAAGAAATCATCTCTTATTGAGATGTGTTTCTCTTTCAAAATAAAAATATGGCAAATCCTCGAAACATAAATGCGTACTTGCGCATTCCAAAACAAGTCGCCTTGGCGTTAACTAAATGCCAGCTCTCAGGTTATGCATGGCGGATCATATGGGTGATCTGGCTAAAAACATGGGGTTGGCACAAAGACCAAGACTGGATATCTTACGGCCAATTATCGGAAATGGCCGGGATATCTCGGCCGAAGGCCTGCGCTGAAGTGAAAAAATTAATTGATTTGGGAATGGTAAAAAGATACCCAAATCCAAAAAAATTGCTCTTAAGTTTTAATCAAAATATCGATGAGTGGGTGTTGCCTAAAAAGGGAACACAACAACTTGTGGATAAGGGCGGTGGGTGTTCTCTAAATAGAGAACAGGTGTCCACTGAATCGGGAACAGTATCTGTTCCCCAAGCAGGGAAAGACAAAAGATATATAAAAAATATTAGACAAAAAAGAACTGGATCTGTGGACAATTATTATAAAGAACCGACATCAATCAGTGAAATATTAAAAGACTTCAATGTATGAAAATGAGCTTTTATATCTGCCTATCACCCTTATTCTTTCACAACCTAGAAAGAGGATTTGCCAATCTTTCAAGGGTGATGGGCGGTTATAAGCGCTTATTGGACTTTATAAAGCTATTATGTCATCCCTTGATTTGAAAATTATGAATAACTCAAAAGAAAACTTAAAAATCGTTCAGGTGGAAATAAGCGAGCTTAAATCCGCTGAATATAACCCACGTCAATGGACCAAGAAAGACGTGGATGACTTGAGCGAAAGCATCAAGCGCTTCGGCGTAGTTGAGCCGATATTAATCAATTCGAATCCGAAAAGGAAAAATATTGTGATCGGCGGACATTTTCGGGCGGAAGTGGCAAAAACTCTTGGTTATAAAAAGATACCGGCAGTTTATGTTGATATTGCCGATTTAAAAAAAGAGCAAGAGCTTAATTTAAGGCTTAATAAAAACCAAGGCGGATGGGATTGGGACATGTTGGCGAACTTCGACGAATCAATGCTTTTAGAAGTAGGTTTCGGCGAAGAAGAATTGGGTGAGCATTGGGATGGAATGCTGGAAGCGGAAGATGATGGCTTTAATGTAAAAAAAGCATTGGAAGAAATCAAAGTGCCAAAAACTAAAGAAGGAGATATTTATGAACTCGGCAATCATCGCTTAATGTGCGGTGATTCCACGGATAAAGATAGCGTATTGAAATTAATAGGAGAAGAAAAAATAGACATGATTTATTGTGATCCGCCTTATAATATTGGCCTTGATTATAGTTCGGGCATTGGTGGACAAAGAAAATATGTAAATGATCGTTATCCGGATTTGAAATACAAGGGAGTTAAAACGAACGATAAAAAAACCATTGAAGAGTATTCAAGCTTTCTTGATAAAACAATCAAGAATGCGATAGCCGTGGCCAAGCCAGATTTTCATATTTTTTATTGGTGCGATGAAAATTATATCGGATTGGTGCAGGAGCTGTATAAGATAAACGGAATAAATTTGAAGCGGGTAGCTTTATGGATAAAAAATAATTTCAATGTCACTCCGCAGATTGCTTTTAATAAAGTTTATGAGCCGTGCGTTTATGGCGGAGTGGGAAAACCTTATTTGAATGATAGCTTTAAAAACTTGAGTGAAATTTTAAATAAAGAAATCGCATCAGGTAATCAAGCTATTGATGACATTTTAGAGATAATAAATATTTGGCTGGTTAGGCGAGATAATACTCAGGATTATGAACACCCAACGCAGAAACCAGTTGAATTAAATCAAAAACCAATAAGCCGATGTTCAAAGGTCGGTGATAAGATATTGGATTTATTCGGCGGGAGCGGGTCGACTCTCGTCGCTTGCGAACAGCTGAAACGGCAATCGTTCTTAATGGAGCATGAGCCGATATTTTGCGATGTAATTATTAAACGTTATGAAGAACTCACCAAACGACAAGCTAAAAAAATCAATTAAACTTGGCGACGCTTTCAAGTTGGGCGAACATCTACTTGTCTGTGGCGATGCTTGTGACGAATTATCCGTGAAAAAAGTAGTTAGTGAAAATAAGGTTCGGCTTGTGCTGACGGATCCGCCGTACGGAGTGGCTTATGTCGAGAATAAGGATTGGCTTGGCTTAAGAGGATCTCAGGCAGAACATAGCGCAAAGTTTAAAAAGATTGAAAACGATCATTTGCAAACTGATGAGGAGTATCTTGATTTCAGTAAAAAGTGGCTGGAAAAAGTCATTCCATATTTAGCCGATAAGAATGCTTTTTATATCTTTAATTGCGATTTGATGTTCTGTGCCTTAAGGCAGGCAATGAGAGATATCGGCATTTATTATTCGCAGATGGTTATTTGGCTTAAGGATCATATTGTTTTAGGCCGTAAAGATTATAATCCGCAACATGAATTGATAGCTTATGGTTGGTATGGGAGGCATAAATTTGAAAGGAGTAAAGATAAAAGCGTGGTCGTTCATCCGAAACCGCATCGAAGTAAGTTGCACCCGACAATGAAGCCGGTTGGATTATTAAGAAAGTTGATCCTTAACAGCACGAGAATTAATGAATATGTCTATGATCCGTTTGGCGGGTCTGGATCGACTATGATTGCGTGCGAGCAAGTAAAAAGAAGGTGCTTAATGATTGAGCTTGACCCTGAATATTGCTTGGTGATTATTAATCGCTGGGAAAATTTGACCGGAATGACCGCAGAGCAAATCTGACAAATCTGACATTTATAAAAGATATGGCAAATACCAATAATGAAACAATTCAGAAAAGAATAGATGAACAGCAATTAGCTTTCCTTAAGGCTTATAAGAATTTAAGCACCATAACGGCCATTTGTGACCATTTGGGAATTAGTCGGGAAACTTACTATGACTGGATGGAGAAATATCCGAATTTTAAGAAAAAGATTGAATCGGCCAACAATGAACGCAAGGACATGGTGGAGAGCCAGCTGGTCAAAGCAATAAAGAACAACAATATAACTGCGATTATTTTTTGGCTTAAATCAAGGCATGAAGATTATAAAGAAAAGCATGAAGTGAGTGTTGGTGGCGAGCTTAACATCAACGAAGGCCGAGTGAATGAGATAAGCGAGCTTATTAAATATGCCAAAAAAGAAATTGCCAGAAAATATATTGCGGTTGCCAAACAGCTTTTGCCAGATAAACGAACTGGAACAAAGAGAAGTCGTGTATAGACATGATTTGCCGTACTTGATAGACCAAGAAATTTATAGCGAGCATGGCAAAGCGGTAAAGGGTGAGTGGAAGCTAGGTGGTTTGCACGAAGAGTGGAGCGAGTATTTGCAGGAGTATCAAGGAATTAACATATTGGCGCCAAGAGATCATTTAAAAACATTCTTTTTTGATGAGGCTTATAGCTTACAACAAGCCAAGTTTCGTCCGGGAATCAAGATTCAAATTTATTCAAAGAGTGACCAATTAGCAATTGAAATTTTGGATCATATTAAGAAGTGGTCGAAGCTCAGTTATTTTCGGGAAATGACGTTGACTAGCAAGGGAGCGGAATTGTGGAACAAGAAGCAGATAAGATTCAGCAATGGTAGCGAGATATACGCAAATGGTTTTGGCTCAAGCGTTAGGGGAGGTCACCCGGACATTTTGATACTGGACGACATTATTGATAGCGATGTGGTTTATTCGGACGAACAGAATCAGAAAGCAAAAGAAAGGTTGGCCAGCGAAGTAATGCCAATGTGCGAACCGCATACGCAGATAATAATAATCGGCACATTGCAGAGAGAAGATGATATCTACAGCATTAAATGGTCAGAGGTGTTGGAAGACGATAACCGTAGATGGATATCAAAAACTTATGATGCCATTGTCGATGAGGAGAAGCAATTAACTTTATACCCCGAGAAGTGGAGTTGGAAGGCCTTAATGGCCAAGAGAAAAGAGATTAGTCTGCTGGCCGGAGAGAAATGGTTTGATAAGGAATATCGAAACAGATCAATAAACTTGATCGGGGAAATAATAAAACCGGAATGGAAAAGGACATATCGAGAACTGCCGAAGCAATTGGATGTTTACACCGGCTGGGATTTATCGGTTGGAAAAAAAGAGGGCGAGGGTGATTATACGGCAAAGGTGACATTCGGTGTGGATAAAAGACAGGACATTTATATATTAAGCGTTTTTCGGGAAAGAATAGACTTTAGTCAAAGGTTAAGAAAAATAGTGGATGCTGGCCAATCAGAAAAGCCAATCAGAATAAAAGTTGAGGAAAATGTTTTTCAAGCAGATACGGTTCAAACCCTTAAAAGAAATAGCATGTTGCCGATAGAGGGAGTGAAAACGACTATAAACAAGGTAAAAAAGTTTAATGAAGAATTAGTGCCTTTGTTCGAAAACGGGAAAGTTTATTTGAAAGAAAGTGATGTGATGCAAGAGCTATTTTGGAAAGAGTTATGCTCATTGCCAAGAGGAGCGCATGACGATATGGCCGATGCATTCTGTATAGGGTTAAAAGACCTGCCTTATTACAACAGAGCCAAAGATTATTTCATTATTTAAATGATATGGAAAATTTAAAAAATAAAATAGCTGATTGCATAGAGCTGACGGTAATCCATAAGAGCAAGTCGTTGGGCGATCCGGATTTATACCTTATTGGAATATTGCCGGCGAGCATTGAATGGCAGAATGGTAAAACGGAAAGGATTGAGCTGATTGAAAATATCAAGGTGGCTCGTTTCCCACAATTAAAAATGTTTCTCGGTGCAAGGATCGAGCGAATTAAAATAAAGAATGAATTGCAGGAGTCATGGATTAGGGAACTTATTAATAAGGCCACGGCCGGATTAGAACGAATAATTAAATCAAAACAATTATATGGACAAGCATTTAAAAAACTCACAATCAAATAATGGAGTCTTAAAGTATAACTGCCCGGTATGTGGTCAAGGATTCCGCTATAAGCGTGGCAGAGTGAAGAATCCGAAGGTTAAGGATGTAAACGGCTGGATAGAAAGGGCTAGATGCCCATATTGTGGCAGTCTGCTACGGATTAAGGATCCTAAGGGGCTGTTAAGGCAAAATTCAAGGCCAAAACAAAGGATTGAGGCTGACAGGGGGTAAGTCAGGGAAAGCCCTAAAAATGCGGGTTTTATGAAAAAAAATTGTAAATCCTTGACAGTAAGAGAAAATAAAAGCACATATGTTCAACCCATTTAAATTCTTAAAGAAAAAATTTGAATCGGTGCCGATGAGCGCTGATACGATTGCTTGGATGAATCCGCTTGGTGAGCGGAGGGATTTTGATTATTACACCCGCTGGATATTCGCATGCGCTAAAACGATTGCTCAATCATTGGCAAAAGTTGAGTGGAGGCTCTATAAAACATCCGGCAAGGATATCAAAGAGATTGACGATCATCAGCTTTTATCTCTGCTTTACCAATTCAATAATCGGTTTACAAAATACGATAGTTTATTTTTATCAGTTTTATATTTTTTACTTCAAGGAAAATCGCCGTGGTTGCTAGTCGGCGATGGCAAGCCAAAAGAAATCTGGGTTGTTCCTCCGGCTAATCTAATAATTAAGAAAAAAGACAGCAAAGGATATCCGATATTGTTTGAATACGGATTCGGTAATAATCGCCAAGAAGTGCCAGCTGAAAATGTTTTATATCTCAGGAATCCAAAGCCAAGCGATCCGACAGAGGGTATGAGCGTGATTGAAGCGATTAGAATAACTGCCGATACCGATGATTATATGAGCCGGTGGAATAAAAATATATTATTGCGTGACATGAAGCCGAGTGGAGCGGTGGAACTGGAAGGTACTTTAAATGAAAAAGAGTCGAAATTATTGCGAAAAATGGTTGAGGAAACATACGGCGGATTTGAAAATGCGCATCGAGTGATGATATTGGCAAATGGAGCCAAATTCAATCCATTACTTATCCCGCCCAAAGATCTTGAATTTGTAAAAGCGAGGGAAATGAACAGAGATGAAATATTATCAATATTTGGAGTGCCTAAAATATTGCTAGGACTTGAAAGCGGATATAACCGAGCGACAGCGGAAACTGCAGAAAGGGTATTCGCCAAATATACATTGGAACCGATAATGACCATGATGGTTGAGCAGATCAATGAATTTTTGGTGCCGAGATTCGGGAGTGATCTGTGGTTGGATTTTTCACCATTATCGCCTGAGGACAGAGAGCAGATGATAGCGGAGTTTGAAAAGGGTTGGAATAAATGGTTGACGGCTAATGAGATCAGGAACGAATTGGGGTTGGAGTCACTGGATGGCGGTGATGAACTGAACATGCCGTTGGCAAGTCAGTTAAATATGCCGAGCAAGATAATTAAATCAAATAGCCAATTAAATATTAATCAGAAAAAAGTGGCGCACATAATAAGAAAAGTATGCGCAAGAAATAATCGGGCTGATCGCTTAGGGCAAGATATCGCCGATAAAATTGGCAATAAGATTATAAGCAATAAAAAAACGGTACTGAGAGTAAAAACAAAAACAGTGCCAACGGAAAAAGCAAAAGCATGGTATGACAAATCAATTATAAAAGATAATGAGCTTATAAAAGATTGGCAGGACGTGATGGAAAAATTGTTTATTGGGCAAAAGAAAAGAGCCTTGGCTAATCTGCGAAAACTTAAAAGAAAGAAAACAAAAAAAGATTCAGATTTTGAAAATATCTTGGACAGGGAGGAAGAGGAGAAAGTAACAGTGAGAATTATTGAACCGGAATATTATAAAACAGTCATGGCCGGATTAGAGCAAGCGGGTGATTTGGTTGATCGTGAACCGGTAGATTTGTGGAACAGTAATAAAATAAAACGCTGGATAAAGTATGTCGCCCGTAAATACGGATCAAGCGTGACTGATACCACTATTGAAGAATTGGGTGAAATTTTGAAAAGCTCGGCTGAGAATCAGAATACCTTAGATGAAATGGCGGAAGCGATTGAGAGATATTTTGATGGCATAAGCGATATCAGGGCGGAAAAGATCGCTAAAACCGAGGTGGCGAGAGCAATCGCCGAATCGCATCGGATGAGCTGGGAGGAAATGGGCTTCAAAGATGTGGAATGGTTGCTGAGTTACGATCCTTGCGGTAGTTGCATAGATAAAAGTCAAAGACGATGGACAATTAAAACAATCGAGGGTGAAATACCTGTTCATCCAAACTGTCAATGCAGATTTACGCCTTTATAAAATAATTTAATCATATGCCAAAGCTAGAGTATAAACATTTTAAATCAAGTATCAGCGCCGATGATGAAGGCGTAATTGAAGCTTATGTTTCCGTGTTCGGCAACGTAGACTTAGCCCACGAGATTATTGAGCCGGGAGCTTTTAATGAAAGCTTGCAATCTAAACTACCAAAAGGTGTTTGGGCGCATAATTGGGAAAAGCCGATCGCTAAGACATTGGAAGCGAGAGAGGACGAAAAAGGCCTATATGTAAAAGGCAAGTTGATAATGGATGTTCAGCAAGCCAAAGAGGCCTATGCCCTGTTAAAAGAAGGAGTGGTTGATGAGTTTTCAATCGGTTATCAAGTTGACGAAGACAGTGTGGATGAAAAAGGAATCAGACATTTAAAAAAGCTGACATTGTTTGAATGGTCGCCGGTATTAGTGGGAGCAAATAGGCAGACCGAATTAATAAGTCTTAAGTCGATAAGCAACGAACAGGGGTTGAAAGCCGAGCTTACCAAAGAAGAAGATCTCAAAAATGAAAGCTTGCGTGAGTATTCGATAGGCCAAGGAGTTTTTGTGATTATAGGCAAGGATAACGATAACCAGCTAAAAATTCAATCATATAAGTTTACGGGAAGCGATTGGTTGCAAGAAAATGCTGATCAATGGCTAAAAGAAAAGAGCGGTGAAGTTGGAGAAGCGGTTGTATCAGCTTTAACAGATAGATTGAAAATGGAAAAGCAAAAAATTAATAAAATAATTGCCCAAGCTAAAAACGAGGGCGTAAAGGTCGAGTCCCAACCTGACGACGAGAAGAAGATTGTCAGGATAAGGCAAGCAACAAAGCAGATAGATAAGAGCGCAGAGTTTATTCTGCGGATTATCAAGAATTAAAGATATGGAAACTAAAGAACTGACAATCGAAGAGCTGAAAACTACGATCAAGGATACGATCAAAGAAAGCGAATTGATCAAGGAGATGGATGATCTTAAAAAGTCGATGGATGACATCAAGTCAAGCAAGGCCGTAAGCAAGGAAGAAAAAGCGGAAAAGGCGGCCGAATTTATTAGGGAATTGGTCTCGGATAAGTTAACTGCTGAGAAAAAGACGATCACCACCGACACCGGCAGTTTCGGTTACACCTGTCCGGTGGAACTGGAACAAGCAGTCCATGAGAAAAAGGACAAGATCGCCAAGATCAGAAAAAATGCTTTTGTGTTCAATTTAGCCGGTAAATACCAGTTGCCACTTGAGGGCGAAGGTGTGACCGCTTATTGGATTACTACCGAAGCTGATTCTGATTTGACCCAGTCGAATCCGACGATCAATAAAACCGACATGGATGATTATTATTTGGCTTCAAGAGTGAGGGTGCCGTATAAGCTCCTAAACACTTCGGCCATTAATATCGTCGATTATATATCCAGCTTGTCGGCGAGAGCTTTGGTAAGACAGGAAGAATCAGCTTTCGTAGATGGAGATGGTTCGGGTAAACCGACCGGTATTAGGCAAGCTAGTATCGATTCAATCGCTCAAAGTGGTGCTGACTTAGGCTATGACGATTTGGTGGATTTATTCTACTCGGTTCCCGAGCAGTACCGCCAAAACGGAAAATGGCTGGCGTCCACAAAGGCCATCAAAGCGATTAGAAAGGTCAAAGATGCCGATAATATGCCGGTGTTTGATATTAAAGATCAAACTATTTTCGGCAAAGAGTTGTTGGAAGTAACCGATATCCCTGAAAACCTAGGCGTAGGAGAAGACGAAACTGAAATCTACTTCGGTGACTTAAAAGAGTATTGGATCAAGGATGGCGTTTCAATGCTCGCTGAAAAGCGACAAGTCCCAGGCAGATTGCAAGTTGATCTCTTCCTCTACCAATCGGTGGACGGAATATTGGTGACTACCGACGCTTGGCGGAAAATGACCGGTGTCAAGCGGACATCATCTTAACCGAGCCGACTGCTCCTTATCGCAAGATAGGGAGCAGAAGCATGGCTAAGATATAAAAATATGGCAACAGTATCATATGCACTAACAACTAAAGAACAGGTAAAGCGCTATTTAGAAATAAGCGTGGCCACTTACGATGATCTGATTGATGAGCTGATAAATTATCTAACTGCATTTATTGAAAAAGAATGCGGTGGTCGTCGTTTTAAATACAGTCCGTATTCGAATGAATTGTATGACGGCGATAATTTTGGTTCGCTGATGCTTTTAAATCAGTATCCGCTATATAACTTGGTAAGACTTGAATATAACGCCGGCAACACAAAAACGCCTAACTGGAAAACAGTAGATCGTGATGATTATGAAATTTATGAAGATATAGGCGGAGTTTATTTTTATAACAAGCCAGTTGGAAAAAGAAACATTCGGGCTTCTTATTATGCCGGGTATACGACAATCCCGCATGACTTGGCATTTTTAGTTACTAGATTGGTGGCCAGAATATTTGAAAAGAGAAAATCGGAGGGCATTGAAAGTGAAAGCTTAGGAGGCGTAAATGTCGGCTGGGATGAATTTTTAAAAGACGAAGATAGAAAGATTATAAGCAATTATATGCGGAAAATAGTATGAGAAGATATTTTGATAAAACAATAAGCTTGGAACGATTAGTGATAAATGGAGATAAGGAAGAGTATGCGAGCATGTCGACAGTCAAAGGGGATATATTGCCGATCGGAGCAAATGACATATTACTTTCCGAGGGTAATCCGGCGAGAGAGTGCAAACTTTATACCGATACCACCACTGATATTAAAGAAACTGACAGGATAACCTACAACGGCAGAATTTATATAATCAGAGCCGTAAGAATGTGGCAGAGAAATAGTATCGCATTTAAAGAAGCATTAATAGAAGAAATAAAAAATTGATATGCCAAGTTTTGTAATTGAAATTCAAGGATTAAAAGAAATGCAAACGGCGTTTAATAAATCACCAGTAGCAGTCGGTAAAATTTTGGAAAAGGCGACAATCATGTCGGGTGAAGTAATAAAAGGCTCGGTAATGAGGGAAGCGCCCAGAGGAGAAACAGGCCGTTTGCGGGATTATGTAACGGCCGAATATCGACCGATTCAAGTGATAGTAAAACCGGGAGTAAACTATGCGATATTCGTGCATGAGGGGACAAAACCACACTTTCCGCCGGTAACAGCCGTAAGCAAATGGGCGTTAAGGAGAGGAATAAACCCTTGGGCGTTGGCGGTTACTATGGCGAGAAAAGGCACCAAGGAAAATCCTTTCATGGATAGGGCGGTTAAGAACGTTAATCGAACAAAAAGAGTGCAGGAAATATTTAATGAGGCTTTAGGCCAAATAATAAATGAATTAACAAAATAAATATGAGCCATTATCTAACAATAAAAAATGCAATTATCAATAAGCTGTTAAGCATCAATGAATTAAAAGCGGTATACCCCTATGAAACAGGATCTGTCGCTGGATATCCTTTTGCGGTCGTGCATCGTTTCAACGTTAAGGGATATTGGATTGATGCGGCAACCAATGAAAGAGAGTGGCATTTTTCGGTAAGGATATTTCAAGAGATGAATAAGGAAGCGAAAGGAGCGGGACCGGCAGAAAATACCATAGATAGCATCGCCGACCTAGTATTTGATGTATTCGATAACGATTGGACATTGGGCGGACGAGTTGATTTGTGTCAAGTAAGCGGTGGAAATTCATGGGAAGATAGAGAGTTGCTAATGCGAGTGCTTGAGTTAGAAATAAGCGTTAAAAAAATATTTAACACCCAATAATATGATCAAAGAATTTAGCAATAAAAAATTATTTGCCGATGAGGTAAAAACAAAAATAAAGCATAAGGAAAAATTCCATTTTTCTGGCAATCAGATATACAGGCCTCAGGTGGTTTCTGCGGAAAGCCGTGAAGAGGCTGAAGAAATATATTTAAAAACGAGAATTAAAATTTAATTGAAAAAATATGACAAAAGGAATCGGCCGATTATTTCAAGTCGGCATAGCAAAAGAATCAAGCCGAGGCATAGCCGAAGCTTTGGCCACTTATTACATCCCATTCTCCGATTCGCCTTTATTGGAAGAAAAACAAGAGCAGGTTAAACGAGAGCAAAGTCATGGAGTTATCGAGGGGTCAATTGGCGCTGAGATAACCAAGGAATGGGCGGAGGGTCAAATAAACGCACCAATTGGCGATCGGCATTTTGGATTAGTGTTGTTAGCAACGCTCGGCGCATGCACCACCGTGCAAAACAGCGACCCGAGCGGGCTAGTGTATGATCATGATTTTCAAATAGCGCAAAGCTCACAACATCCGTCATTGACAGTGTTCATGAGCGATCCATTGAGCGGACAGGATTATAAGCACTCATTGGGAGTAATTTCGTCACTAGAGATTAAGTACGACTTTGGCAAGATAATTGAATACACTGCGGGAATTATGGCTAAAAAGGGCGAAACAGCCAGCTTGACCCCTAGCACATTATCCGAGAATGTCTTCACTTCAAAGCATTTCAAATTTGAATATGCGGATAACAAGGCTGGCTTATCTAGTCTGACAGAGGTAAAGCTTAAATCACTAAAATTCAAGATTAACAAGAATGTAGAATCTGACGATGTACTGGGAAGCAGTGAGCCGGTTGATTTTATAAATAAACGACCGGTTATAGAAGGAAGTCTGGAAGCGGTCTGGCAAAACGAGCAAGATTTCAAAGAAGATTTTATTGAGGGTAATTATCGTGCTATTAAGATTACGCTTGAAGGTGATGAAACAATAGGAACCAGCGCAAAGCCGAAGATTGAGATAATCTTGGCCAAGGTGAAAATGGCAGAAGTCGCAAGGCCTATAAATAACGATGATGTAGTAACTCAAAGCGTTAAATTTGAAGCGCACTATTCAGCCGATGATGCTGAAATGGTGCGAGCATTATTAACTAACTTAGTCGCAAATTATTAAATATATGGAAAACAAAAGAGATGTTAAAACGATAAATTTATCGAATTGCGAGGTTGATATCGTTGCCTATTTAAATTGGGGCGAGAAAGAAGAAATCCAAACAGCTTTACTGAAAGGTGCGAATGTCAATCAAAACGGCTTGGGAGGGTTTAATCCTGAAGCCTTAAGGGATAGCAAATACAAAGCCTTGAGTGTTTGCGTAAAAGAGATAAGGGAAAATGGCCGGTCATTTGCGTTCAATAGGAATTGGATGGATGGACTAAGGGTGGAGGACGGCGACCTTTTATATGACGCAGTCGATGAATTGGTAAATCCTAAAAAAAAATTACAGAACGA